ATTTTTGCAAACACTAAATCAACGTGGTCTACTCCACAAACGATACATACGATGCGTGGACCTCGGGGTATATATGGGATTTCAAAAGAGAGTGCAGATTCTTTAGTCAAATATTATAGGGATAAGGAGGAAATATTTGTATGTTCGGGTATATTGTATAATCATGAGTCACCAAGAAGACCTGGTACATATGTAACACAAAAGATCATCAAAGGTTTACAATCTGGTGAATGTTTTCAAATTGGAAATCTCGAATCTAGAAGAGATTGGGGGCACGCAAAAGATTATGTAAAAGCCATGTGGTTGATGTTACAACAACCATGGGCGATGGATTTCATTATCGCATCCGGTAAAACGTATTCTGTCCGAGAATTTATAGAAATTGTGGTAAAAAAACTGAATAAAACGATTGAATGGTCGGGAGAAGGTGTAAACGAAGTTGGTATAATCGATGGTGAAAGTATGGTGAAAGTTTCAGAAGAATTTTACCAATCAAATAATAACATCTTACTCGTGGGTAACAATGACGCCATTGAAAAGCTTGGATGGACTAGAGAGTATGATATCGATAGTCTAATTGAAGAGATGATACACCCTCCGCAAGTGAAAGCATAGGCTTCCAATAATTAAGAATAAATAACTTCGGTTCGTTTCGTCTATCATGCGTCGTGATTGTTATATCTGTGACACGTATATCGTCACATATAATTTTCGCTACATCTTTGATACGTATCCATTGAAAACTTGTGACATCAACACTTTGTTCCCTTTTTAAAATAATTTCATAATTATTCATTACCTGTGTGAGAGCTTTAGCGCAATCGTCGGTGTGTAAAAATTGCCTCTTCTCTTCACCGCTTGTCAACAAGTCTATGTATCCCTGCGTCTTTGATTTATGAATCATATCTGCAATGACATGGGATTTATCAGAACTCTCCTCCGGTCCGTACACATTCCAGAAACGAACAGAAAGACCACCCAATTTGGAGGTATACTGTTCCCCTAAACTCTTAAGAGTTCCATACACATGACTCATGTTATACATTGTACTTGAAGCAAAAATAAACTTATTATTCTCAAGTTGATTGAAAGTGTTTAACATGATTTTCATATTATTATTTATAAATGTAAGACCAGAATTTGTTATATATTTAGAACCCCCGATATCATACGCGAGAAAAAATGTAAAATCTACAAAGTTCAAAACATCCCGTAATCTATGCATATTTTCAATGTTAGTAAGATCATGGGTACTTGAAATTTTGATATCCCATGGAATTACATGGTGTCCGATCTCCTTTAAGTGTTTACATAGTCCAGAACCAATAATTCCGTGGGAGCCTAAAACGAGTATCTTCATATAAAGTGTATTGATTACATCTTTAAATAAAGGTGGATAAAAGATAAGTATGAGGCCAATAGCCGTGAATGTTTATATTCTTATGATGTCCTTGGCCTACGTGATGCGTAGAGCAGGAACATTTTCAATGGAAGAGAAAGTTAAAATGATTGAATATTTCGGTTACATGGCACTCAACCCTAACAAGGTGGTAAATCCGAGCATAGCCAATCTACCATTCTTGATCTCAGCTTCAGGTGTGAATGCTCCAATTTTCTCGGTGCTGAAGTTCTCGGCTGTGAACAGAGACGCGAGTGCCAATGTAGTGACAACACCAGTCGCAGCGATAGCGTACGCAGGATCCTCAACCTGCTGAATGACATTTTCACCCGTCATCATCCAGTTTAGAGAACCCCATAGAACACCTTGCATAGCAGCGCGACCATTGAGAACCTCAGCGAATCGAGTCTTTGGGTCGTATGGCTCGATAGAAGGCTTGATCGGAGGCTCAACCGAAGGTTCGACCGGAGGCTCAACCGATGAACGAACCCTGAGGAATGAACGTGTACGACGCCTGGTATTCAACTTAGTCTCATACCGCTTGTAATAAGAGGGTTTGATGGATGCACTGATGACAGAACTCATTACTGAATAAGAGAGTACTCCACTCTTTAATCCTTTTTAGGAAGAGTATCTTCTTTCACAAGTATTTTATTCAATACATAGAGCTGTAAAAGTAAACTAATGATGGTGTAAAATGTGAAATGACTCAGGCCATACTCTCTTGTGTAATAGATCAACCATGTAACAGTGATAACTAGACCAAATACGATTGAATTCTTGAACTTTACATCTACGTCACCAGAATTTTCAAAATCCATATACATTTTAACTAAACCTGTGGCCAGTGCAGTGGATGCGATAAGATCGTTAAATTTCATTTGTATCCTTATAGTATACAAATATTAAAATGGATCTGATACTGCAAAAATTCGCTGGGAAAATTGACGCTAAAAGTCTAGTCAAGGCTGTGGATGACATTAAGGTTGAATACCTTGACGATGGGTTTACTAAGGAGGATATCCCACCTATTCTGGGGCGTCTCATGATGGAAACTACTAAATTCAAGAAACTCCCCGGACCCCAGAAGAAGAAACTGGTTATCGGTGTTCTGAACCACCTCATCGAACAAATTGACAGTGGTGAAGAAGATTCTGAATTTGAGAAAATTCTCAAGACTTTGGTGCCACCAATGGTTGACGCATTTGCCACTATGCTTAAGACTAAACAAGGCCTATTAAAATGTATGCCATGCCTAGTTGGCGAAAACTAACATAAGGGCTACAGTCTTATCTAAAGTAGAATGAGATTTCCTTCATTGGAAACCATGATTAAATACGGAGTATATACAGTGAAAGAACTTGAACGATTTGCAAGTGGTCTAGTATCCAAAAAACATGTCGAGTGCCTAAGTGAATGTAATCGGTGTGATTTTGTTTATTCTGGTAAGGTATGTCTTAACTGTCAACTATGAAATATTGTACTGTAACGAGTTCTATGTCGAGAGGACCTGAAATTGTTAGTAACAATCATATGTGTGCGGAAAGACAACTTATTCGTCGCCTTTACCGAGAGTGTATAAAAAAAGGTCATAAATCTCATCAGTTTAGTGATTGGTTACACAGAAAATACGGACATTTGATTGTATATAGAAGAACCATTCACGGTGACGCTATATCATTACCCTGTGTCTTATGTCGGAAAATGATAGAGCGGTACGACATTTGTTGGGTAGCGCACGACGGAGAAAGGTGGATTCATAGTAAAAAAACGGAACATTTACCGCCTTCAATGCCAACTCCTAAACAAAAAAGACTTCTAGGTTTTGGGAGTTATTATGAGACCTAAAGCTGATTCCAGATTATTGTAGTCTCTTTTTAGTGGCTTATTTCTTTTTAGTTTTAGCGCATTGTTATTTGAAGAAGCATTCTTTATTTCATCCATCTTTTTGGTGTTTGACACAAAGGGTATCACATTATCAACCACCGGCTTAATATGTATTTCCTGTGGTACATCTATATCAATCGTCTGGTTTTTACGAAATTCTTCTATAGACATGTCACCCCCAAATACATCTAGTTTGTATCTCCACGGAGCTGGTTTGACACTCCCCAATTTGTTGTACATCTTTTTACGCATCATTATAATATTTCCACATATAATACTTCCTCTATTACAGCCATATTTATCTATCGCAAACGTTTTCATACAACTCCATGAACAAAACTTTCCCGTCGTATGAAATTTATTTCGTCGATCGTCGTATTTATGAGGCAAAGTTAGGGGTTCATTCTCACATGGGTGACAACACCACCAACACCACATAGCTTTAAGAAAAATATCCTCTTTAAGTTAATCGAAACATTTACTTAAAGAGAAATCAATCCTTTATATCAATGATACTGAGTATCGATGTCGGAATAAGAAATCTGGCAATGTGTATGCTCGATGAAGATCGTGACAATCTTGTGACAGATTGGGATGTTTCAGGGGTACCACCGGAACATAAGGATGGTCTTTATATATCCCTAAGGGATCATCTTGATGAGCGTCCTTGGGTACTTGGTGCAAAAATAATTTTAATTGAGAAGCAACCTGATCGTAATAAGAAAATGATTTCTGTTATGCACTTTCTTCATTCATACTTTATAATTAAATGTCCTAATGCCGAAACCATACTGTATGACGCTCGACACAAAATCCCAGATGTTGCTGGACCAGGTAAAGCACAGTATAATAAAAGAAAGAAAGTTTCAATTGAAAGATGTGAAGCTTTTATTAGGAGTAATTCTGTAAATTCTCACTGGATTGATACATTTGTAAAATCAAAGAAGAAAGATGATCTTGCAGATACTGTCATGCAAGCACTTAGTTTCGTGAATAGGGTTGAAGTTGCATCAAGTTCTTCGAAAAAGAAGAAAGCAACAACTAAACTCATAGCTCGTCGTCCAAATGAAAATCAAAAAATGTCAAAGTATTCGAAGTGTAATTTAGCATGGATTTATTTAAACAAAGTTGATTGTGAAGTTCTTGAAAATAATAAAAGATTTATGAAAGATTTAAAAAGATATTACAAAGACATTAATGAAATGATTAAAGATTTGAAGTGAATAATATACAAATGAGTCTCACCATTAGAATGTGCGCTGTTAACAAACCCAACTTGGACAAGGTTATCAAAAGTAACAAGCGTCTCAAAACTGCCTTTCATTCTCAGAAAAGGAAAAGAATGAATCATCGTGTAGCCCTTGATGAGCTCGATACATTTCTAGAATTAGTTGATGACGCCATGGATGCCATGAACGATGTTGAAGTTGTTAGTAAAGATGCACAAGACAAGTTATATAAATTATATGATTTCTGCGGAGAGGTTCCAATGAATGATGAATGTAAATATTAAAGATTAGAACGGATATATATCCATAATGAAGAAAGTATTGGATCATGGGTTTGTAGAACTCGTCGATCATATGCCCCAAGAAAATTTAGATAAGGCTATCGTTGATGGTGCTCGTGTGAGTTATCAAACAGGTACTAAAACTACCCGAGGGGACCGTGGTCTCATTCGATACCTCGTTCGTAATTGGCACACTTCACCACTCGAACTCGTGGTTTTCAAATTCCGTATCAAAGCACCACTCTACATCGCTCGTCAGTGGTTGAGGCACCGAACAGCCTCTGTAAACGAGATGTCTGCCAGGTATTCCATTGTTGACGAAGAGTACTATGAACCAGAAGTATTGCGTAAGCAATCTGAAATAAATCACCAAGGATCAGAAGGTGTATTGGAAGTTGACGAAACACTCACAAAAGTCATATCCACACAATATAAGAACGCCTTCAAATTGTATCAACATCTTTTAGATACAGGTGTATGTAGGGAACAGGCGCGAGGTGTATTACCACAATCCACGTATACATCTTTCGTGTGGAAAATGGATCTCCACAATCTCATGCATTTCTTGCAATTGAGAATGGATCATCACGCACAAAAGGAGATCCAAGATTATGCCACGGCTATTTATGAACTCGTTCAACCCTTAGTACCACATTCGATGGAGGCATTCATGGATTTCCGTGTAAATGCTATGCAACTCACTGGTCCTGAAATAGAAGCTATAAACACTGGTAAAGAAATTGAATCCCCGGGTGAACGGAGGGAGTTTGAAGATAAATTAAAACGGTTAAAAATTAAATGTCCTTGAATTATTCTGTAAGTTAAATATAGAATGAAGATTCATATCGTTGGAGCGGGACCAACAGGGATGTCGCTAGCATGGGAATTACTCAAGTCAGGCGACCATGAAGTCATGATTTATGACAAAAAAATATCAGCGGGGGGGTCTTGGTGGGAACCTGAAATAGGGACCCGGGATCTTCACGCACATAGAATATTATTTGATCGCGCGTTTATAAACACAAGATCTCTTTTAAAAGAAATGAATATTGAATGGAGTGAAATGTTTGAATCTGTAGAAAAAATGAGTGTTTTGAAATATGCTTTTGAATGTTTTACTCTAAGAGATTATGTTACACTCATATCTCTATTTTCGGCTGTACTCTCACAACCCAAAAAGTATTTGGGTATATCTCTAAAAGACGCAGTAGGATTTCTAAGTAAGAAAGGTAGTGATTACATCGAACATTTACCACTTATAATGGATGGTGTCACATGGGATGTCATGTCAGCGTATGAATTTGTAACAAACTTAGATCACACTATCATGTCCGAAATGTATACACAAAAGGTGTCCGGTAAAGTGATGTGTGATGCAATGGAAGAAGCTCTTCTCAATGCTGGTGCAAACTTTGTTTTCGGTACAGAACTCTTAGATGTTAAATATGGTAAAAAGGATTTCGTCGCGAAATTCTCTGACGAAAGAGTTGTAGAAGATGGATTACTCTTTTTATGTCTAGATAATAGCCCAGCTTTGAAACTATTAGGAGATAACTGGGGACCCGATGCAGATAAAAAACTCCGAGCGAGTACGTACGGTGCTATCAATGTTCTCCTTGATTATGATGAACCAGTTAATTTAAAAACAGATGTGGAAATTGCAGTCGAAACAAAATGGAACTTACAACCCAAGGTTCTGCATGGTACTAATACAGTCTCGTGTGTTATATGTGATCTCAGTAAAGAGGTATTGAATTCTGATCCAGATACAATTAAACAAGAGGTAATCAAACAACTTGGACTGTCACACCCCATAGCATCGAGAATTGGTTGGGGTGCAGAATGGAAAAATAACAAATGGAACTTTTCACAATCATCTGGTGTACTCAGTCTTCACGGACAATTGCCATTCTTTGGTAAATGTCGTAGTGTAGCTATGTGTGGTATGATGTCACCAAGAAACACACCATATTCAAGCATTGAATCATCCGTAGAAGTTTCACGGTCTTTGAGTAATTTGTGCTTTGGTACAAGAAAACCACTCAAACCTAGACTCGTCACAGATGTTCTTAAGTGTATTATTGTGTTACTTATAGTTTTACTTTTAGTTAAATATAGATGAAGTTTATAGCTAAAGTATATGAACCGTTTTACGAACATAATGATAAAAAGTATATACGATTCGTTATCCCTGAAAAGAATGCAGGTATAATCGAACTTACACATGCATATAAAACACATGTTCTCTTACATGAAAATGTTGATAACCCACTTGATGGTAGAGTTCTAACCGTAAAGGTTCCATTCCGTTACAGGAGAGTGATGTGTGAAGTCCGGGGACGCCCAGTGCAATCTCTTGTAAAAGATGATGAAGTTGAAATTGAGATAAATTTTAAGGGTGGTTGGAATATTGGTAATTATTCAGGGTTTTCTTGGATGTTGTCAAGTTCTTCGTTCTCAGGTTGACCGGGTACATCGATATTTTCAACTCCACTCTTTTTCAAATCAGTAAATGTTTGAAGCATCCCTTGCAGTTTATACACTTCATGTGTCATCTGTTCGATGTTGATTTGGAGTCTTTTAATGTTATCATCAATGTTTAGAGTAGGCATTTACTCATTTAAAGTTTCACATCTTTAAATAAGTAGATCATGTCAGTTCTCACTAGAACTGGGTATATAGTAAACACGGGTCCAATCGCAGAAATTAAAAAAGAACTTACGGTAAGACCTGTAGTAAATGGGGATTATGGATTCCCTCCACCACCTTTCAAAGTTTTCAGACCAGCTAAGAGTGGAATCTGCGTTCCAAGATTCTACGGAACTGCTAAACTCGGGGAGCCTTCCCAAGATAAAAGACCAGACCCCGCTCGTATTAAAACTAAATTCGTGGGCCAACTTCGAGATGCCACCCATCAAAATGATGCTCTCCGATCGGCGATTGAAGCAGGGCATGGCGTCCTTTCTTTACCATGTGGTTATGGTAAAACGACGGTATCCCTGGCCATAGCATGTAAACTGGGGTATAGGACGATGATCGTAGTACACAAACAGTTTCTAGCAGACCAATGGAGAGAACGTATTCAACAATTCTGTCCGGGTGCCACCATAGGTGTAGTTCAACAAGATAAAAAGGAAGTAGAGTGTGATTTCATTATCGCAATGCTTCAATCACTTTCACTAAAAGAATATTCATTTTCAGATTTTGAGAGTATAGGAACACTTATAGTAGATGAAGCACATCATATTTGTGCCAAAGTGTTTAGTCAATCTCTTTTTAAACTTTGTCCTAAACACATTTACGGACTCTCGGCAACTCCAGAAAGGAAGGATGGACTCACTAAAGTACTTCATTGGTTTATGGGTCCCACATTCTTTGCAGTTGAGAGAAAAAATCAAGAACAAGTTGAAGTATTCTCAATCGTATATGAATCCCCAAACTATAGGAACCCCCCACCGTCTATGAGAAATGGAAAAATATCAATGCCAAACATGATTACAGAACTCGTCGAGGATCGACAAAGAAATAAGATGCTTGTTGAATTGGTGAAAAAGGCTTCTAGCGGTACGAGACAACTTCTAGTTTTAAGTGACCGCCGTCTACATTGTGAATTACTTCATCAATGCTTTCCTAAAACATCAGGACTGTATATGGGTGGTATGAAAGAGGCGCAACTTCAGGAATCTTCCAAGAAGAAGATCATTTTTGCAACCTTTAGTCAAGCCCACGAAGGACTGGATATCCCAACACTGGATACAGTTATATTAGCTTCACCAAAATCTGATATTACACAAAGTATCGGTCGTATTATGAGAGAAACAGATGGAAAGAAGAATGATCCACATATTTACGATATACAAGATCCCTGGTCTATATTCACAGCAATGTATTACAAGAGACTAAAGGTGTATCGACAAGGTGGATTCAAGATTCGTGGAAAACAATCAGAAGAACCAAAGAGTGAGTTCACTCAGGGAAAGTGTTTGTTTTTATAATCTGACTAATTAATAAATGTCGGGTGCATTAATACAACTTGTTTCTAAAGGCGTACAGGATGCATATATAATTAGTGAAGAAGGACACTCCTTCTTTCGTACAAAGTTTACACGGCATACGAATTTTTCTCAAGCACCAAAGTTTATTAAGAATATTACCCTCACAGATACGTCTATTACGATCCCTGTACTTGGTGATTTAATCAATGGTATTTGGTTGGAGGCTGGTTCTAAGAATGCAAATATAGCTTCTAATCTATTCTACAACTCAACGATAGATCTCTTTATTGGTGGTCAAAAAATTGATTCACAGGACTATGATTACTTCTCCGATATATGGACGAACTATCTCGCGGATACGTACACGAAGTCACAGGAACTTAATAACAAGACCTCAACTTCAAATCATATATTTTTACCCCTTCATTTCTTTTTCTGTGACCACAAAGCATTTTTACCTTTGATCGCTTTACAACATCATCAAGTTGAAATCAAAATTACATTCGATGAAACAAATGTTGCAGGTTTAAGTGCAGCAGAAAAAACAGCGAAGGTATACGGGAACTACATTTACCTAGATAAAGAGGAAAGAGAAACTTTTACAACAAGAAATTTAGATTTTATAATCACACAAGTTCAAGGATTTAAAACAGAACTCATTACTGTGGCAAATAATGCTGTAGATGTAGGTGGACATAATAAAATAGATCTTTCACATTTCAATCACCCAGTTAAATCTATATTCTGGGGCTTCGGTGCATCGAGTGAAGACTTTGCGAATGACCGCTTTACCTTCCTAGAAGCCGATTTACAGATAAATGGTACACATCTATTTGAAAAAATGTCACCCGTCTATTTTCATACAGTTCAGAATTACTATAAATCTTCCTTCGGACATTCTGATTATATTCCAGAAACTGATGTACTTTTTAACACAAGGTATTTTGCCTACCACTTCTGTCTCAATGCATCAGAATACAATCCTTCCGGATCCTGTAATTTCAGCCGTATAGACAATGCGGTATTGTCCCTCAATGGTGTAGAAAAGGGTAATCTTAGAGCAGCGGGTCAGGAAATTTTTGTATACGTAGTAAACTACAATGTATTAAGAATACGAAATGGTTTGGCTGGAATTTTATTCGGTAACTAATGTATAGATGGGCAGAACAGTACGTTTCGACCAGATTTTTGTGACAAGTCTAGATGCTGCTCCAAAAGAGACCGATGTTTTGAGTGGTCTCGCAAGTATCGATGCAGGTGAAATCACAGTAGATGAAATCACAGCTTCGAATCTTACCATTACAAATCAGGTATTTGCAGATGTAGAAAATACTGATTTCAGAGGACTCACAAATGTATTCCGTCTCACGGGGACACAAATTGGTATCGGAACGAATAATCCTACAAATGAATTTCAGATTGGCGAAAGTGATTTCATCATTAATAGGAATTTACCAGACCTTGTATCAGTACAGGGTAACGTGGTATCAACAAATATTTTTGCAACCAATTCATTTAAAACTACAAATAATAAATTTGATGTTAATGCGTCTGGGTCAAATATCTTAACAGTGGTGGGTAACACTTTCTCCACGAATGTTTCTATAGGTACACATTTGTTGGTTGGTAATGAAGTTACTCCCAACTCTGGAACTAACGTAGCCGTTTTTGAAAATGGTAATGTTGTAATTCGCGATGGTTTCTTGAATGTTACCGGTAATGTGTCTATTACTGGTAACCTGGCGATCACTGAGATTCCTGATTATACAAGTATTAACAATCTTGTCGTATCAAACGCTGTTATACAAATGGCATTTGGGAACGATGGAACATATGATATGGCTCTTCTCATGAAAGATGCGGATGCCAAATCTAATGTATTTTTAGGATATACACATAATGGTGATAAAATGAGACTTTCGAGAACATTCGGTGGTCCAACTACAGCAACATTCCATGATATACTCGATACCGCCAATACTGTGAATCTTCACGTGTACGGTGACGTCTATACCCAAAACAACATTGGTATCGCAAACACTTCACCCACCTATTCACTTTCCGTTGGTTCTAACCTGTATATAGATGACACGGCTACAATTAACGATAATGTGTTACATACAAATGGTTTTGGATTCTTTGAGGGACTGAGAATTGGTGGTAGTGGACTTAATGTGGGTGATTTAATTACATTAGATGCCGATGCAGCGATACCCATGGTGGTTGCATCTCAAATTCAATCCCATGGTTTTCAGACAACTGGGGTAGATGGGAATGGGGATGGTGTACCATCTGGTATAGCAAACACAAATTCAACGAATATGTTGTCATTCAGTGACAAAATATTTATTAATGTAGATTCTTCTAACATTCTGACAGTACTTGGTAATACAGCGACGGGTCGTCTCATTACACAATCTATTTTAGTACAGGATTTCATTGAAGTTGAAGGTGAATCCGGTATATCATCCGCCGCGAATGTTATTGTTCACGGTGATATATCGGGTGGTGACTCTACTTCAAACACTGTCAGTCTTCGATGTGGTCCAAATAACGCCGATGGAACGGTTGGATCTAATGTAACTTCAATTGAAATTATGGGTGCATTAACGTCCCATCAATACCAATCGGTTGTTTTTAAAACTAAAAACAGTGAGCGTATGCGTGTGGCGTCAAATGGGTATGTTGGTATTGCTAATACTCAACCAAGTGAAATGTTGACCTTAGGGGGTAACCTTAGACTCAATGAGAGTAATGCAGCTATTTTTGGGAAAGATTCAAACTTCTTAAAGATTTCTACAGATACAACCAATAGTCAAACAAAAATTGAAAACAAGGTAGGAAGTGGGAAAGGTCTCAATTTCTATGCGAGTCAAACTGATACGATGGGTACACCGAAGTTGACAATTTTAGAGACGAGTAATGTTGGTATTGGAACGGCTACACCCCAAGGTCTTTTACATACTTCTGGTGGTACTGTATTTATTAACGATCAGGTTGTTAACCGTGGTGGTGTGAGTCATTTGGGATCTCCAATGGTAATCACAAACACGGCGCAGATTACAAACACCTCAGACTTCCAAGATGTTCTTCAACTCACCCGTGAAGGTGGTACCGCGGGTCAACATGGTGTTAGGGGTGTATTCAAAATGGGTAAACACGGTACAGGTTCCGGAACCTCCCGGTCTCAATTGAATTTGTCATTGGCGGGTGACAACTATAGTACTCAAGAAAATGTGATGACATGGAGAAGTAATAAACGGGTTGGTATAGGTACAACAACACCCGCTTCCCATTTGGAAATTATCACAACCGGTATAGGAAATTCGGTTACAAATGGTTTACTCGTTCATAGTGAAAAGATCTCTAATGCCGCAGATGATGCAATTGTATCTATGAGAACAGATACTACAGCTTCTAACGCTTTCGCTTCGTTCATTCAAAGTGATGGTATTGCTGGTGATATGTCTGGATTTTCTATGGGTGTAACCGGGTCTTCAGGTGATTTTAGACTCACCAATAATGCATTTACTATCAATGATTCAACGACAAGTCGACTTTTTGTTGATGGTACTTCAGGTAATATCGGTATCGGTACAGATATTCCTAGAGGTAAGTTAGAGGTTACCGGTAATGTAGTTATTGGTCATAAACTTACGTTTAGTGGTGTTCTTAACGATGAGTTTGGTAATTCTTTTATTAGTGAGCGTTTATATGATTCTGATAATGGTATTTCCGAACTTGTAATTTTTAAAGGTACTGACTCCACTTCGGCAGCTGGTCCAGATAGAATTCGCCACATAGCAGCGGATCATTTATTTCAAGTATATTCAACAAATACACCTGTCAGTGGTCCACTCATTGATAGCGCTATAAGAAATGGTACAAATCTTGATAGAGCTATGTTAATTGGTAACAATGGTAAAATTTTTATGGGTACATCAAATCCGGCTCGTGAAGCAACACTCGCGGCGGGTACAACATTATTTATTAACGGTGGTTTAGAGTTCGGTGAAACACAAAAACTTAAGTTTGGTAAAATGGATGTATTTACATCTGGTGGTCTCGTAAACGTTTTTGAAGCATTGGATACATCTCCCATTTCGTTCAAACAAAACAACGTCGAATATCTTCGTTTTACACACGAAGGATTGGTTGGATTTGGTACCAGTTCACCTACATCTAATGTTCATATATACTCAAATCCTTCGGGTGATGCAGATGTACTTAAACTTCAAAACCCGGGTACTAACTCTAAGGTTGGTCTAACTCTCACAACAGACGACACCTACGGAGGATATGTAAGGGGTTTCAGTGATTCCACTCATTCCGTACATGGTACAGTCATAGGTGCTGTAAGTGGAGGCACCGAGGGTGATGGTATTCATGTAATACACACTTCAAATGTTGGTATAGGTACTGTAAATCCAAGTGAACACTTCACTGTTTACAATGGTGTGTCACGTATACAACATTCGAGTAGTAATGCCATGTTACAATTTGCGACGACCACACCAGCCTCCGCCGACCCACCCAACGCGTTAGCTCTTTCTAACATCTATGGTGATGTTTCGGGTAATATCTATGTGGATCCATACTCCAATGAGATGATTATCAATAGTAACGTTGAGATCACCGGTGACCTTGACATCGATGGTAAAATTGATTTAGGAAACCAGGTAGCTATTGGTCTAGGGGGTGT